CGCGGGTTCAGTTCCGTGTTCCGCCACCATAATTTGAAATCCCAACCCTTATCCGGTTGGGATTTTTTTTGCCCGGAGCGCCAGTGTTGGCGCGGTTCCGGGCCATTGCCTTGTGCGCGGCAACCCCACGACCGCGCCAGTTCCTGCACTTTTTCAGCCTCTCTCCTCGCTGTTTTCTCTGTTTGCCTCGCGAGCGCTTTCGACCCCGTATCCAGTATTCATGCGGGTTTGCGGGGTGCGGGTTGTGAATGGCAACTGCTGTACAGGCGGCGACCGAGAACCAAGAAGGCGAAAAAAACCGCCCGGAGGCGGCGGCTGGCACGAGAGTGTCGGTTCACGCCGGGGGCGCGAGCACCCTTATCTGGTCTTTCCACGCAGTGGGCCACGGGCAGCGCATCAATTGTTCCAGCGCCGTTTCCGACGTACCGACCAACTGCTCGACGACCGCCGGGGCCAGCAAGGTCAGGCGCATCAGGCGGCGCACCTGTGTCACGTTGATCTCCTCGGCCTCCGCAATCTCGGCCACCGACCCCACGCGCTGCTCGTCCAGCAACCGCTGCCAGTGATAGGCCAGCCCGAGGGCGCGTACCAGTGCGGTGTCTTGCGCCAACTCGCGGGCCCGCCGTTCCCGGCACGCCTCCTCCATGAATTCCTGCGGCGCGTCCAGCGGCGTGATGATCTGCTTTTTCAACCCTCGTTTGACCAGCGTCCAGGGCACGAAAGTCTCCAACTGGACGCCGCCTGCGGGTGATGGCAATTGGTAGGTGACCGCGTCACCCTGGTACCGACCCCGGTGCTTCTTGCTCATACATCCTCCTCAAAGCGTTGCACGATCTGGCGTTGAGCCACCCAATTCACAGGCACCGGATTTCGCTGGAACCAGATCAGGTTCATTCGGTGCGGCTGCCTGCCAGTCATCAAGCGCTCGATGATGTCGGGCGCAAGTAAGGTCATGCGCAGGAATTCATTCACGACCGAGCAATGCAGCCCTTCTGCACACGCAATCTCAGTGCCGCTGCGCATCGCGCCGGTGTCGATCAGGTGCTGCCAATAAAAACCCCGAGCCAGTCCGTCGAGCAGCGTTACGTCATGGAAGTGCCGGTCGTCTGTGACCACTCGCCGGGCACCACGACGACGAAACGCCAAGGGCACGAAGGTTTCCAGTGAATCGTCCATCAGGCTTCGACCTCCAGCATTTCCGCACCAATGCCGCTCGGCGCGAATTCTTCGATCAGCGCGTTCCAGCCAATCTCCCGCCATTTCACCTTGATGCCCTGAACCTCACCGGTGTGGACAAGGTCGATGCGCTCGATCATCAGATTCGCAATGCGATGGCGCTCGGCCGGAAACAGTTGCTCCCACACGTCGTTCAGCCGTCCCATCGCCATTACCGTGGTCGCCTCGTCGATCTGGGCCCCATTGCGCTGGATGAAGCGCACCACCGACGTAATGGACTCCGGACTGGTCAGCACGGTGCGGATCTGTCCGATCACCGCCGCCTCAATCTCGGGAGCAGGCAAGCGCTCGTAAGTCTTGCCCGGTGCGCCAAAGCGACTCTCCGACTTGGACACGTAGTAGTGGTACTTGCGCCCGTTCTTGCGCGAGTAGGTCGGGTACATCCGCTCGCCAGACGGCGCGTAAAGCAGGCCGCGCAGCAGCGCGTCGGTGCGCGACCGGATCTTGGTTTCCACCGACCGGGTGTGCCCATCCCTGGCCAGCACCGTGTGGACCTTGTCCCAAAGCTCCTGGTCGATGATCGGCGGGTGAGCGCCGGGGTACCAGTTCCCCTTGTGCGACAACTCCCCCAGGTAGATGCGGTTGCGCAGCAGCTTGTGTAGGTACTTCTTGTCGATGCGCGTGCCGCTGCGGGTCTGGCCCTCCTGTGTCGTCCACGCCTTGGTCGTGATACCGTCGGCGGTCAGATTGACGGCGATCTGGGTTGGAGAACCAATGGTCAGCATCTCCTCGAAGATGCGACGCACCACTGCCGCCTCGGCCTCGTTGATGACCAACAGGCGGTTTTCGACGTTGTAGCCCAAGGTTGGCACACCTCCCATCCACATGCCCTTGCGCTTGGCCGCCGCGATCTTGTCCCGGATGCGCTCGCCGGTGACCTCACGCTCAAACTGGGCGAAGGACAGCAGCACGTTCAGCATCAGCCGCCCCATTGAGGTGGTGGTGTTGAACTGTTGGGTGACCGACACGAAGGAGACGCCGTGACGCTCGAAGACCTCAACCATCTTGGAAAAGTCGGCCAGGCTGCGCGTCAGACGGTCGATCTTGTAGACCACGACGATGTCGACCAGACCGCGCTGGATGTCGGTCAGCAAACGTTTCAGCCCGGGGCGATCCGTGTTGCCACCGGAAAATCCGGGGTCGTCGTAGTCGTCGGCCACCGGAATCCAGCCCTCGGCTCGCTGGCTGGCGACGTAGGCGTGGCCAGCCTCCCTCTGGGCATCGATGGAGTTGAATTCCTGATCCAGTCGTTCGTCCGATGACACCCGGCAGTAGACGGCACAGCGTTTACGCGGCTTGCTGGATGCGATTTGCACTGGCTCGTTCATTTCGCACCGCCTTGCGCCAAGCCAAAGAACAAAGGCCCAGACCAGCGCGTGCCAGTAATGAACCGCGCAACGGCGGTCAGGCTCTTGAAGGGGCGACCCTCGTATTCAAACAGGCCGGTGGCAGAAACCGTGACCTTGTGTTCCCTCTCGCCCCATTCGCGCAACAGCACCGTTCCTGGTGCAAAGTTGAACTCGCGGGGTTTGGCGCGCTGTTTGATCTTGGAATGCTTCGCGCCAATGGCCTCCAGCCGCTGGCGGGTGGCCACCGCGAGGCCACCAAAAGCATCCTCCTGCAGCTTGTAAGCGATGCGGGATTCAACGTGGGTGCGGTTTGGATAAGCCGGTCGGCGGGTGAAATAACGATCCCACAGTGTCCAGAGCTCCGCCATCGGCAGGCACGACAGCTCGGAGATGCGCGCGGCGACGGATGCTTGTTTTTCGTTCATGACAACCTCTTTTCTTGATAAGGGGTTGTATGAACGCGCTGGTCGGGCAGTAAGCCAAGGTCAACTTCTCTCTGTTTGGCGGCCTGCGCCAGCTGGGTGCGGACGATGGCGGCCGCAAGGATGGTCGTGATCTCGGCAGCGCGGGCGCTGGCCGACATCTCGGATGGGGGATTGAGTTCGATGTTGTTCATGACGGCTCCGGGGAATAGCAACTGTCATGAATACTGAGCGCGATCCTCCGAAGAGGATGGCAAAGGAGGGTAATCGCCTATCTTGCAAACATAAATACGCAAGATTAACTTGCGATTAACGATATGCGGTATTAGAATGTCGTTTTAGGAGGTCGTCACCATGCTTGAAAAAATCTCGCAAAAGCTGATCGGCTATCGCGTCAAAGCCGCACGCATTGCTGCGGGTTTGACGCAAGATCAACTCACTCAAGGGCTCGGTCTAAACGACCGGCAGTCGGTCTCGGACATTGAGAACGGCAAGCGCGCGCTAAAGCCGGATGAATTGCTGGAGATGTCCGATCTACTGAATCGGGACATCGAGTTCTTCATCGATCCATTCGCCGTCGCTGGCGAGGCGCAGTTCTCGTGGCGTGCCGCCCCGGAAGTGCCCGAGGATGGTCTCGACGGCTTTGAGCTAAAGGCCGGTCAGTGGATCGGACTGCTGCGTTGGCTGCGTGAGCAGCAAGACAGTCGGGCGAGCGTGCTCAAGCGCGCTCTGCGCCTGTCTGCGCAGTCCTCGTTTGAGGACGCACAGGAACGCGCCGAGAGTCTAGCCGCTGAACTCGACCTCGGCGTGATCCCAGCCGAGACCTTGATCGACAAAATTGAGCGCGAGCTCGACATTCCGGTGCTGTTCGTAGATACCGTCGAAGCCGACGACGGCAAATCAATCTCGGGGGCGACCTGTCACCTCGAAGAGATGGGCGTCGTCCTCATCAACCGCAATGAGACGGAGGCACGGCGCTTCTACGACCTGGCGCATGAATTATTCCACGCGCTGACTTGGGATGCGATGAAGCCCGACCACCGCGAATCCAACTCTATTGAGGATCGCAACAAGGGCAAACGCATCGAGCAACTGGCAAACAACTTCGCTGCCGCTCTCCTGATGCCCCGCGCTTCTCTCGACAAGCTGATCGACCCTGATCGCCACGATGACGTCGCGCATCTGTGCGAAATTGCCGCATTGCTGCGCGTTGCGCCGGTGGCGCTTGCATGGCGACTGTTCAACCTCAAGTTGATCGATGATGACACGCGTCGGCATCTCGTCCAAGAGAAGCAGCGGTCATCGGTATCTGGCCCACCCAAGCGGTTTTCGCCCACCTTCGTGCGGATGCTGCACGAGGCGCTAGAAAACGGGCGTTTGTCGGCGCGTAAAGCTGCCAAAGCCATGGGTCTTGGCCTGGGCGGTTTGACCGAGCTCTTTGCTCAGTACGACCTCGCAGCACCTTTTGAGCTGTGAGGTGCGAACTGTATGCAGAAAACACGAGTCTTCGCCGACACCAACGTCATCCTCGAGGCATTTCGAACCAATTGCTGGAAAGCGATCAGCAGTCATTTCGCCATCGAAACAGTCGAAAAATGCGTTGAGGAAACACTGACCGGAAATCCCGGTGATCCCCGGCATATCTCGGTTCCTCCGGCAGATCTGAACGCAGGCCTTGCCGCGCAGCATCCAGTGACACGCAAGGAACTCGCGTCACTGGTGCTCACCCATCCAGCCTGCACCACGCTTGACGATGGAGAGAAGCACCTACTGGCATGGCTGGTCGCGAGCAAGCTTCAGCCCTCAGTGCTCATCGTTGCCACCACCGCCGACAAGGCAGCGTTGGTCGCCTCTCACGGACTCGGCTGGCTCGACTGTGCCCTGTCGCTGGAAGATCTCGCTCGCAGCGCCGGTGTCGGGAAAGGCAACATCGATGCCCTCGCTCTGCAGTACCGGAACGATTGGCTGTCGGGCATCAAGACCAAGATTCGGATGGGAATCATCCCGTGAGTAAAACGTAACGCTGGCGGCGTTGCCACTTTACGGGAGGCGGCCACTCAGCAATGTTCAAGGAGCAACAGGTGGCTAAAAAATCCCTAAAAAACAGCAAACACCTTGTCGATCTGATCGAATCAGCGACATTGCGAGCCATTTCGGTGCTGGCTCAGGTCGACCAGTTTATGTTTCTCGGTGTGCTGGATGCATCGAAGCCTGAAGACATCGCCAGGGCAGCGCTGATCGACACACTTGCGTCCGTCAGGCGCGAGGCCATCGCCATTGCTGACGACGAGGCTGTGCGAATTCTGCAGTTGGCGCGATTCCGCACCGAGGAGATGCTCGAGCACGCCTATGCGGCCATTGAATTCGATGCCCACGCCGAGCTCGATTCCTTCGACCGTACTGCGGATGCGATGACTCGATTGGTCTGGTTGCGGGCCAAGGCACCGAAAGTCTTTGACCAGATCGAGACGATTTACCTGACGCATCACTTCCACGGGCACAAGAAATTCTTGGGCTTCACTGTCCGGGATGGTGATGGCCGGGATTTTGTATGGACAGAAGAAGTCGCCACGAAACTACACGAAGGTGTCGGCGAAATTCTCGGGTTGGACGATGAGGCCAAAGCAAGCTGCGAGGTCATTCACTTTGAAATGGATGACGGTGACGGCGACGCCAAACGCCGACTGCACTACTTGGTCGTCTACCACCCCGGAAAAATGCGCACGCTGCGCCAAATGAAAGATCGGCGACGCGACCTGCTGCTTTACATTCCGGCGCTGGAAGCCACGCTGGTCTACGACCCTGCCGACAACAAAGTCCACGTACTCTCCGACCGGCAGAGTACGGCGAAGCGACTGGCAGACCGGTTCTCGCTGATCGGATTCGACAAACCGCTCTCGAAGCAGCCAGTGGACGCCGTTAGTTACGAGTTGACCATGTTCAAAAACCGGGTCGATCTCAAGGCAGCCAAGGCAACCGGCGCATTGATCCAGGATGCGTGGATTTCGTCGCTGACCGTAACGCTCGGCCATACCCAGCACAGCGTCACCGTGGCACTCGCCAGCAGTGACAACATCTGGGGCGTATCCAGTCTTCACTTTGGCGATCACAACCCGCTGACTTCTTGCCGATCCGTCCAGGAGATAAAGCTGTCGTTCGTGATCCGATTCGATGGAGATTCGGAGTCGCGCGCACTGGACATTACCGTCGGGCAGCGTGGCTCCTGCAATTTGCTGACACTTCCTGATCCCCGGCTGCGCCGTTGCGGCGAAGATATTCTGACGTCGCTCGGTGTGATGAAGCGAGTGCAGCCAGCGAAGGTCGGCGCGAGCTTGGCGTTGTTCCGCGCAGAAATGAAGCTGCTCGACCTGACTGTTGACGAGGTCGATGGTCACCTACTCTCTGCGCTTGAGCTCTCAACCGCCGATCTGGTTAGCAAGGGGCTGCTGAAGAAAAAAACACTGGGCGACTACATCACCATTCCTATCGAGGACGATGATGGTCAATCCGGTTTCCGCCGCCTTGAAGTGCAGTTCGACAGCACCAGCACGTGGGCACACGATGATCTATCGGGTGAGCGCTACGACCTCACCGAAGGAGATATGTGCCGGTATTCGGTTGACAAGTCCTACCTGCGTGAGCGCTTGGATCAACTCCTCAAGCATCAGTTAACCGACAAATCCGTCACAGCAGATGAACAGGAGCCATTTGTGCTCGGTTACTACCGCATGGGTGATCAGCTGCTGCCGGTTGCGCTGGTCTCGCGCCTCTGGGAACCGAAGCATGCCGACAAGATGGATACCGAATTGCGGCAGGCCAACCTCGGTTTGACCGTCGTCCTGACTACAACGATTGGGGCGCACCGGCGATTCCTCGGCCCGGGCATCGTGATTTCCTTGGAGGCGCTGGTGCAGGAAGTTGGCGGCGAAGTCTCGCTTGACTTGTCTCGCGTCGAAGGCGAGGTGCGCCGCAGGCAGGCAACTGCCACCGTGACTGACATCCCTTGCCTGATCCAGGAGGACTCGCGGAACGCATTGCTGGTCGGCCCTTGGCCAGAACCTTGGGCTCTCACGAAGAAGGAATGGGTCGACGTCGTCGAGGTTCTCGTCAGCGCATGGACGTCGCATAAGCGGAAATGCACCAAGCTGCAGCTTGAAGACGCTGCTGGCGGCACTATCCGCTCGATGAACGAACTCTTTCGCGGCGCATCGGAGTGGCGAAACTACATCCGGGGCGCTGACGGCAATGACAAACCCCGGTTGTGGGAACTCAACATCGGCGTGCCCGACTATCAGCCTGTGGCAAGCGACGCCAACGCATCTACCGAGGAGTCCGTAGTCGCGTGAGAAGCAGGTCTATGTAATTTCTGCGTGATCTCTGCGGGAACACTGCGAAATATCGCAGGCCCATATGCGAGGAAATAGGAACACCCCAACAAAAGGAGTGTTCCTATGCAAAACCAAGCCCCATCTGTTCAATCTGGACGGTTTCCCAACCGCTCCAATCGAGACGGTGCCACGCGCATCGCCATCGATGAAAACGAGCTCGCCACCCGCTGGGGGCTCTCCGTCAAAACTCTGCGCCGCTGGCGGCAAGAGTCCTTGGGCCCAGTCTTCTGCAAGCTGGGAGCCCGTGTCACCTACCTGATCTCCGAAGTCGAAGCCTTCGAGCGGCGCGTTTCGCGCTACTCGACCTTCGCTCGGGCATACCAGTAAGGGGGCGGCCATGAGCGATCTGACCGTATTCCCCGCTGACCTCGCCGAAATGTCGGTGAGCCAACTGGCCAGCCTGCCGCCCGCCCAGCTGGTTGAAGCTGACGCCAACCTCGATCACTTGATCGATTGGGCCAAGAAAACGCGCACCAAGCTCGATGCTGCGTTGGATCAACGCTTCGGCGAACAGGGCCGCACCACACTGCGCGACTCCGGCCGCGACTTTGGCACCGCCCACATCAGCGACGGCCCGCTGCACATCAAGTTCGAGATGCCCAAGAAGGTCAGCTGGGATCAGCCGCAACTGGCCGAAATCGCCCAGCGCATCGCCGCTGCCGGCGACAAGGTCGGTGACTACATCGACACCGATTACTCGATTCCCGAGACCCGCTTCAACGCCTGGCCGACGACCCTCAAGGAGACGTTCGCCAAGGCCCGTACCGTCAAACCCGGCAAGACCAGCTATCGGATTGCCCTCATCCAGGAGCATCACGAATGAAGATCCCAACCCTGCATCAATCTCTGCAAGCCAAGCTCGGTGCTTATTCCGGCGAACACCTGACCGCCGCGATCCGTTATCAGGACCGCTACGGCAATCTGGTGGAGAAGCCTCTGCTCGACGCCACCCTGGATGAAGTGGCCTTCGCCATCCAGACCCTCAATGCTGAGAGCGCGAGCATCCACCGCCGCCGCAGTGCGCTCGACAGCCTCTACACACTGGCCCGTGAGAATGGTTGCCTCGGCTCGGGCACGGTGGGCGTGATCGCGGTGGAGGTAACGAAATGAACCAGATCGTCGCCTTCGACTTCGAGTCGCATGATGTGCGTGTTGTCATTGGCCAGGACGGCGAGCCGAGGTTCGTCGCCGCCGACCTGCTGTCCACTTTGAACCTCGATCGCAAGGCGCTTGAGCGCCTGGACGAAGACGAAAAGGGGGTGAGTTCAATTCACACCCCTGGCGGGCAGCAGGAGATGACAGTGGTCAACGAGTCCGGTCTCTTCAACCTGGTGCTCGGCAGCCGTAAGCCCGAAGCCAAGCGCTTCAAGCGCTGGGTGACCCACGAGGTGCTGCCCTCGATCCGCAAGACTGGTTCCTATGCCGTTCCCGGCTCCGTGGCTGCACTGCCGGCGCCAACCCAGGACCGCGTCACCGCCATCCTGATGATCGGCGAGGCGGTGGCGAAGGTGCCCGGTGTCAAGCAGGGCATCGCCATGGCAGCGACGCTCACCTGTATCCAGGAGAACACTGGCCTGTCGGTGGAGACGATGCGTCGGGCGCTGCCCGCCTGCAACGATCCTCTGGCAGCGGTGAACCCGACAAAGCTCGGTGAGCAAATCGGTCTGTCGGCCAGGGCGGTCAACCTCCGGCTGGCTGGCCCGGGTTTCCAGAATCGCAACGACCGCGACGAGTGGGAACTGACCGATGCCGGCCAGGCATGGGGCGAAGCCTTGCCGTACTCCCGCAACGGGCACTCCGGCTACCAAATCCTCTGGCGGCCTGAAGTCGCCGATCTGCTCAAGGAGGCTGCGTAATGTCTCTACCCATCATTTCAGCCGATGAACGGATGCGCGAGCGGCATAGCGCCAAGGTCGGCCTGGTCGGTTTCCCCGGCGTAGGCAAGACCACCCAACTCAAGACCCTACCGGCCGATTCCACGCTGTTCGTCGATCTCGAGGCTGGCGATCTCTCGGTGCGCGACTGGCCGGGTGACACCGTGCGGCCGCGCACTTGGCAAGAGTTCCGCGATCTCGTGGTGTTCCTCGCCGGCCCAATGCCGACCGCCACCGCCGAACAGGCGTTCTCGCAGGCCCACTTCGAGCATGTCTGCGCCCGGTATGGCGACCCGGCACAGCTGGCCAAATACGACACCTACTTTGTCGACAGCCTGACCGTGCTCTCGCGCCTGTGCTTCGCCTGGTGCAAGACCCAGCCGCAGGCCTTCAGCGAGAAGAACGGCAAACCGGATAGTCGGGGCGCTTACGGCATGCTGGGCCAGGAAATGATCACGGCGCTCACGCACCTGCAACACGTCCGGGACAAGCACGTCATCTACGTCGCCATCCTCGAGGAAAAGACCGATGACTTCAACCGCCGCTACTACCAGCTGCAGCTGGAGGGCAGCAAGACCGCGTTGGAATTGCCTGGCGTCCTCGACGAGGTCGTGACACTGGCCATTCTCAAGGCCGACGACGGCACGACCTACCGAGGTTTTGTCACCCGCGCCGACAATACCTTTGGCTACCCGAGCAAGGACCGTAGTGGTCGCCTCGACGCTATCGAGGAGCCGGATCTCGGCAAGCTCATCCAGAAATGCATCGGCACCCAGAGCAACTGAGGCCGCAGGCCAATCCATCGCATTTACCCAATTCAAGGAGAAAAACATGAACCAGAACACATGGCAGGACTTCAACGATGCAGAACAGCAACAGGGTTTCGATCTCATCCCCAAGGGCGCGCTCGTCAAGGTGCGCATGACGATCAAGCCGGGCGGTCACGACGATCCTGCCCAGGGTTGGACCGGGGGCTATGCCACCGAGAGCTTCGACACCGGCAGCGTCTACCTTGCCTGCGAGTTCGTCGTGCTGGAAGGCCCGTTTGCCAAACGCAAGATGTGGTCGAACATTGGCCTGCAATCCAGGAAAGGGCCAGCCTGGGGTCAGATGGGCCGCAGCATGATTCGCGGCATCCTCAATTCCGCTCGCAATGTCTTGCCTCAGGACAACTCACCCCAAGCCGCCACTGCCCGGCGCATCAACGGCTTCGCCGACCTGGATGGCATCGAGTTTCTGGCCCGGGTGGATGTCGAGAAGGACGCCAAGGGCGAGAACCGCAACGTCGTCAAACTTGCCGTTGAACCCGATCACAAGGACTACGCGGCACTGATGGGAATGGCGTCCAAGGCGCCGAACAGCGCCAGTTCTGCTGCGCCAGCGCAATCGGTCACGTCCCATGCAACTCCTCAGCGTCCGGCTGCCACGGGCAAGCCAGCCTGGGCACAGTAGGAGCGTGGGCATGAACGGAAAACGTTGTGGCAATTGCCATCATCTTGATCCAACAAGTGCCAGCGACATTGGCGGCTTGCGTATCGCTCGCTGCCGCCATCCGAAGGGTGGGCGCATCGGCACGACCGCCATTCGGAACGACTACGTCGAGTTGGATGCTTTCTGCGCCGAGCATGTCGTTCGTGCCCGGAGTGGATCGCAGCCGGGAGGCGGTCATGTATGAGCGGAAAGTGTTGGGTCTGCAAGCGACAGGCGCGGGGATTCGGTCACACCGACAACCAACACGGTATCGGCAATCCCCGCCGCTACCCCATCGACTGGGCGTTCTGCTCGCAGCGCTGCCAGAACGTCTTTCACGCGATGTACGGCAACTGGCTCAAAGCCAAGGACGAGCCGGGCAAGCGCAGGGAGGTCGTGATGATCGATCCCTCTGACATCG